ACGCTTCCATTCAGCATAATGGGAAGGTGCAAGCCTTGCACTGACAGTCTTGGAGACTGAGGTTAACTCACTCTGAGGTCTGGGCATGATGTTGTCTCATTTTGTTTTGCAAAGCAATGCTAGCTTGTGACCATTCTACAAATAGCTTATAAGATTCATCGGTAAACCACATCCGATAATCCCCTTGAACAGCCTTATATTTGCTGTAAAGGTCATTCACTCTTTCTGACTCTTTGGCTATTTCGTCTTGAGTCATTAGCTCTTCTCTAAAACAATTTCTTCAAGTTTTTTAGTTGCCATACAAAGGTCATCGTGCAAATAGTCGGGGAGCATATTCTTTGTGCTGAATGCCCATGACTCCAGTGCCGACAACAGTTTGATAATGACAAGTGCTTCTTGTTTGCTCATGTGTTCATCTCCTTGAGTTTGGCTTCAATGGCTGTAAATACTTCATCATCTGATTTGTGATCTAGCCATGAACTGAATTTCTTTTTATCATGATGGTCAAGCCCAACCCATGTGCGCTTTGCCATCAACTGCATCACCTTGTCATTCAATGTTTCAATTGTGTCTTGGCAGTGAAAGCATTGAAGGTTTTGGATTGGCTTGCGCTGTGGTTGTGCCCCATCAATCAAATACAAAATTGTTTCTTTATCGTCTTGTGTCAGTAACCATCGAACAATGTCTGCTGTTGAGTGTGCATCTGTGATGGTGTAAGTACCATCGGCGTTTGGTTTAATTTCTGTTTTGATTTCGCTCATGTGTTCTCCTTATCTGTTACCAAAATAAACCATTCCAATTCTTCAATCGCATTTTTAAAATCATCAAGCAACTTTTTTGCTTCTTTATTGTCTAAAAAACCAAATTCAATTGTTGTTGAGTCATGATTTAATTTGCAATCAGCAAAATCATGTACACGGCGCAAAGAAAAATTCATGTGTTCTCCTCGGCGTAGCCGTTCTTTTGCTTGAGTTTGGCTTCAATGGCTTGGGCAATTTCTTGGAATGAATACCATCCCATGATGTTTTGCATTTCATACCAAGTTTTATGTTTCTCCTCATCAGTTAGCCCGACCCATGTGCGCTTTGGCTCCCATCCCAATGCCGTGGCAATACGGATAGCCGCTGACTTGTCGATGACAGGCTCTTGCTCTGTGCGCTGTGGTTGGTAGGCATCAATTGCAACCTTTATTTGTTGCACAAGCCCCATCACAGGCTCTCGCGGAATTGCATCCAAATCAAATAGCTTGTCTGGAGTATGCACATTAACAATGCCAGCAAGCGCCTTAATTACCTTGCCATGTATCTCTCTCCACGCCACAGGCTTTTGCTCTGCATACGCATCCTTGTACAAGCCCAGCCTTTCATTCTCATTGTGCAAGGCTTGAAGTGTATTCTCTTTTTCTGCCTCTGCCTCTGCAATGGCTTGGCGTAGGGATGTGATGGCTTTGGCAATGTACTCAGGTGTTGCTTCTTTTTCGTATCGACAAGCCATGTCCTCAACTTCCAACGCCTCCAGCCCCTGTTTCATTGCATCAATATGTGTCATGTTTCACCTTTTGCTCTGATTCGTTCAGCAATAACACGCGAAGGATGAGGCCAACCTACCGCCCATTCGTCAGCAATCTTTGCACATGCCTCGCGCTCACGCTCTGCTACCAGTTTGGCAAACTGAATAACTGACTCAATTTCGATGCAATCTTCCTCAATCCAAATGGTCTGGCACAGCTCGGCTTCGTTTGCCAGTTTGATGATTTCTTCTCGTGTCATGCTTGTCCCCTTGCTCGGATGGCGGCGGCGTATGTAGGCCACGCCAGCAATGTGTTCTTATCCTCACATACCCTTGCACACGCCTCACGCTCTGCCGCCGCACTGACAGTCACCAACTCCATCAAGCGTTGCATCATGAAATCGTGTGTCCAAGTCTGAAAACGCTCAGCCTTACCATACTGCACCGCAATCTCTTTCGCCATCTCAATGATTTCATCTTGTGTCATGCTTCTTCCTCCAGTGGTACATCACGCCATTCGCCATCAAGAATGTTGTTGTGCAAAGCATCGGTGATATTCTCAATTTCCCACCATTGTTGGAGGATGCGTAAAGTTCGAGGGTTGGCTAAATCCTCTGTAAAGTCTTTGCGCTCAACAAAGCGCAGTTTGGGTGTTGGTGTCATGGTTTGTCTTTCTTGCAATCTTTTTCCTTGGTGTCGCAACTGCGGTGGGGCTGAATAGGCATAGGCGCATAGACAGGGTTGGTGGGATGTGGTGAGTCCACATGAGTGGACTTTGCAGGGGCGGGCTTTGCAGGGGCGGCTGGTCAAACGGGCACGGGTCGAACAGGAATTGATACAGGCCGTGCTGGCACAACAGCCACGGCGGCTGAGATGATAAAGGCTTCAATCATGCTTCCCTCGCTTTCAGTATTTGTACCAAACATTGACGGAACCCTTTTTTTCAATGATCTCAATCAGTTCATTGAAAGGGTTTTTTTCTTCATTCATGGTTGCCGCCATACCTCGCAATTTTGGAATGTCTTCTTCTCCAAAGGTGTTTGGCAACCCCATGTCGGCACGCTCTAACACCTGCATAAACCATGATGGGGCTATAACACGCAAACTTTTTGGCTTCAAATTGATCGGTTCCCAAAAAATAGTTGCACTCATGCTTCCCTCGCTTTCAGCATTGCGTCTGCGTATTCATAGGCCCATTTTGCGTAAGACTCTTTTGTGCCATCACCCGATGCACATGCCAGCAATCCCTGCATCGCCTTTGCCGCGAAGTAATCGCGCAAGGTCATGCCGTCACAGCTAAGAGTCGCATCGGGATGCGTTGGAAATGCTTGTGGGTTTTTCATCGCTTCATTCCCCTGATAAACACTACAAAACTTGCCACTGTGTCTCTGCCAAATGGCTCATTAAACCTTGTCTCCAACTCATTGGCGACTTCTTCAATCACAGCATTGCGTTCAGCGTTTTCTGCGTAGCGCATGATCTGGTGCTTGCGTGAACCCTGCAAGCCCCAATCGCCCTGGCGCTTTGCCAATTCCTCAAACGCCTCGTCTTCTTCAGTTCTCATGTGGGTTTTCCTCATGCTTAATTGCTTTGGCCTCATCAGTCCAGATCAATCCACAGATAGTGCAACGATAAGCAACACCATTGTTGACCCTGATCCTGTCGTCCATGACCCCAGGCTGCTGAACTGTGTATGTGTCAATCTTCTCAATCATGGCTTGCCTCACTCATCAAACATTTCTTTGTCATTCCTGTTGATTTCGTGCTTCAGATATGCCAAATCAGCATAGGACAACTCATCAGTAATGTCCTTGATTTCCAAGTCAAAGCGCATCCACTTAACTGTTTTCTCACAATATGAGAGAAGACCCACAGATGAATCGCCTTCATGCCATTCATAGTCAACTTCAATGCGATCAGTCTCTGGATCAAAATCAGGGTTATCCCACTCAAAAGGCACAAAATCAATTGTTCTCATCATCAACTCCTATCAATTCAATATCTTGTGCGGCAAGGAGGGCATCCAAAGCCACAGATTTGAGGATTACAAGGGCTTGCTCTGGCAAGTGTGGATTGAGTGCCTTGTGAGCCTCAACATCCTGCCAGAAAGCCTCTAAACGATTTGTTTGTTGTTGGTTCATGCGCCAATTCTGCCTTGTCTGACAGATATTGGAATAGGGATTTACCCTACCTTCCGCATGACCCTTTGGAGCCGCCCAGAGATGCCTTTGCGGGTTCCAATGACCTCAATGAAGCCCTTGTCAATCAGCGCCTTGTAACGGGCTGTGACGCTGGAATAAGGTAGGAATGGAAGTTTGGCAAGCACATCATCTGATATGCAACCATCTGGCCCATAAGCCGCAATGGTTTCATAAACCAGGGACTCCATCTTTGTGGTGTCGATTGCTTGCGCTGCTTGGTGAGAAGTGGCAGGGTCTTCTTTGCGAGATAGTTTGAATGCTGGTGTTCCAAAGAACTTTTCAACCATGCCATCAAACCAAGTGCTGTCTAATTTTGTCATCATCAACTCCTATTAAGCTGGGGCCGAAGCCCCGTGAGGTTTATCAAAATGGAATATCTTGGTCGTCAATGTCTTTGGGAGACACTTTGCGTGGATTAGACGCTGGTGGCTGAGATTCCTTTGGGTTGACTGCCAAGCCCATGAACTTGCCACTCTTACCCTCTTTGATCCAGGCTGAGAGCCAGTATTCCACACCAGCAACAGTGATGTTGCCCTTGTAGTCAGGTTGGTTGTGCGCTTCCTTTTTGTCGTTCTTAAAAAGTACGCCAGAATTGTCTTTCTTGTCCATATTAGCCTTTCAATGATTCACCATGTTTTTTCAAAGCACTGCGAACATTGCTGGGGAGCAATGCCCATAGTGCCACCTTTTCCTCCTGGTCGGTGATTCCCAGGTATTCCTCATACGCACCGATCAAATCGTCTGCGTTGAACCGATCTTGCACAGCAATGGCAACATCTGCAATGATGTTTTCCCTGCTCTTGTCAACAATAGCACCGCTTGTGGGCTTGATAGTCTTCTTGTCTGATCCTGTCGTTGCGTCCAGGGCATCATGCTCAACGATTTCAAGGGCGGCAACCCACAAATATCGGCGCAAGTATGTCTGCACTGCACCAAGGTTTTGCACCTCATGGCAGCCCTTTAAAGCCGCTGAAGACATGGGGCTTGTGATGACGATTGTTTCTTCTGGTTTATCAGTGTTCACAATGGTCATCTTGGCTTCTTCTTTGCCAAAGCTGATGACCGATGTAAGACCATGAGACTTGAAGATTTCTAGTGCTGGAATCACAAAATCGCCAAGTTCGAAATAATAGTAATTTGCAAACTTGTTGTGACCCGACTTCTTGAGTTTGGCTTGGTGAAATTCATCCCGAGCCGCATTGAGTTTTTGATATACATTCACTTGGAACTCCTGTTAAAAAGTGAGATTTGATTGTGTCAGACTTTGTTGAAAGTTGTATAGGTGTTTTCCCTAATTTTAAAAGTTATATAGGTATTTTCCCTAACTTGCTCACATTGCGCTTGTGTGATCCACATTGTCAGCATCGCCAGTTCATGGTGGATTGCAGTGATGTCACCCGTGAACCCTGCGTAGTTTCTTGACAGGCACTTGTTGCTCAGTGCTTTCACTCTGTTTTCGATTGCCATTAGCATCGTGCTGTAGTCGTTGAAGTCGCTCATTTTTTGCCTTTTCAAATGTTTGTGTGATGTCTGTGCAAGCCGCACTCTGATAGACGAACTTAGGGTCTGTGATTAAGGTCGATGGGAGTGTCTTCCTTCCTGGGGTGATTTCTCTCTGCAATGTGGGCACATTGGGTGGCCCAATCACAGTCTCCAACAAGGATAGGACTTGTCTGATCGCAGTCGTCAAAAGTTTCATCTGAATTGTCTCCAATAATGTCTTGCAAGCGTGATTTCATTTTCATTTTTCACTCCCTGTCGATTGGAGTGATGCCAATTCTTTTAAATCAATATCCCTTTGTTCACGCCAAGCAGGGTCATCTTCAGGATTTCTATCAGAATCGTTAAATGGACAATCTCCATTCCAACCCTCTCCGCTTGCCATAAATCCAGCAAGGTATACAGCCTTCAATGTTTCTTGATTCATGTCATCCTCACTCATCAAACATTTCTTTAAAAGGGCCGTCCATTTTAGCTTCCATGATCTTTCGCTCATCAAGTGCTTTCTGCACTCGTTCAATGCGAAGATTCCTGTATTCATGCAGTTCATCAATGTCGTCCACCCAGGGTGTTTTGACAACATCAAAGACCCGCAGTTCAGCAAGGCGGCGCACCTTGAGTTCCACTCGCTTCATTACGATTGATGCAACATCTTCAGCATTGTTTGCTTTGATTGCTTCAACCAGGGCCACAGAGTCTTGAATGGCATCAGCCACATCCTCTGGATCGAGTTCTTGGACAATCGCCCAACACTCGTATTTAAATTGTTCCTCATCAGTTGGCATTTGTAACTCCTGTTAACGAAACCAGCTTGTTGATTTAACTTCTTTTGGAATAATTTGTCCAGGCTTATAAGATTGCTCTACCTGTGTTTGATGCAAAGTTAAACCTGCTGTTGACAAAGACGTGCAATACGATTCAATCATTTTTATGATTGAATTTCTTACTCTATTATTTTTTGTTTTTTCAAGCCCGTCTAAAAGTTTCAAAATTGGTTCAACATCTTCTGATTTAAGTCTTGGCAAAACTATCATTATTTACTCCTGTTAAACACTGCAAGACGCAGTGATAGGACTGTCGCACAGAAAAAAGATGCGTGGAATAGGTGTTTTCCCTAGTGCAAAAACTTGTAAAACCCATCATACTGAGGTTTTTAAAGGACAGCAATGCGACTTAACCTCACTCACAAAACCCTCTTAAAACGGCTCACAGATGGACCCAGGGCAATGTTTGAACTCACCCACAGCACCACCAACGACAACGCTGTGTCCTTCCACTATGCCAAGTACTTGCCAGAGTTGGAGAGATTTGGCTATGTGATCTTTCATGATGACAAGTGGCATCTGACCCAATATGGGCGCATGGAGATGAATCGGGCTGTGTCAGGTGCGGCAATGCGGATTGAGAATGGGTCTGTCAGAGAAAAATATGATGGCAGGGAGTTGAGAAGAAGCGTGTTCAGGGCTGGTTGTTATGATTTCTTAAATCATCCGAGTCGCTTTGGAGACAATCTTGTTTATCACAAAGGAAAAGTATGAAAAAGGCAATTATTGGGGTTTGGTTGGGGCTGTCAGTGACTATGGTTTGGGCATCTTGCACAACCCACACAATCGTTTCTGGTGGGCGTGTGGTGACATGTACGACATGCTGCTATGGAAGTAGTTGCACAACAAACTGTTTTTAATTACAATGTTTGGGAATCCGGCTAGGGTAGCTCCTGAAAAGACGATTAGTCCCCGTCCTGCCGTAAATTCCCTTGGTGACTAAACCTCTGACTAAAGGTTGTATATGCAATTAACTCCCAAAAACTGGGATTCTTTCCAGCACTACAAGCATCGTTCTCCTCCCTGGATCAAGTTTCATCGTTCGATACTGAATGACAGGAACTACATTAGCTTGCCACTTGCTAGCAAGGCGCTAGCACCTTTGATGTGGTTGCTAGCATCAGAATCCAAAGATGGCACTTTTGATGGGTCATTAGATGAACTTGTGTTCAGACTCCACATAACACCAAAAGAATATCAAGATGGCGTTAAACCATTGATTGATAAAGGATTCTTTGTCATTGCTAGCGGAGTGCTAGCAGATTGCAAGCAAGTTGCTATCCCAGAGAGAGAGACAGAGAAAGAGACAGAGACAGAGAAGAGACAGAGAGCAACTATCGTTGCAACGCCTGACGGCGTTTCACAATCTGTTTGGCAGGAATTCATTGCTCATAGGAAAGCCAAAAAAGCCCAGGTCACTCAGTTGGTGATCGATGGAATCAAGAAGGAAGCCGACAAAGCTGGATTTACCCTTGAAGATGCCATCAAGGAAATCGTTGTAAGAAATTGGCAAGGTTTCAAAGCTGAGTGGGTTTTGCCCAAGCCTACCTTTGGTGACATTGCAAGGGTTTCTGTTGCGCCCACACAAGGCCGTGACCCTGCTTTGCTCAAACTGGACGAAGACAAGAAAATCACAAAGCCTATGCCGCCAGAAATCATGGCACAAATCAAAGAAGTAATGAAAGGAAAAGTCAAATGACCGAGCAAGAATTTGAAGACGCAATGAACACTTACAAACTTGATGAACAATATGCAGAGTACATCATGGAACACCGAAATGTTGGCAATGGTGAAATTCTGATAAAGCTGATGGAAATGGGTGAACTTTATGAAGACTTCAAAGACAAGATGACAAGGAGCGACAAATGAGCAACGAAATTGAGCAATTGAGGAAGCAATTGGAGAGGGCTGCAAATACAGTCCCTTATGAGGTTCAGAATGGAAGTATCCAGTTGACCAGACAATGGATGAATCATCAAAGAAATGCCGTCAAGGTTCTTGCTAAAAAAAGACCAACTGAAACTGAATTGCTGTCTGCAATAAATTCATTGTGTGTTCTCGCATAAATTGCCATGACAAAGAATGAAGCCCACCAATTGCTTGACAAACGAAAACAAGGGCTTGCAGTCCCGCAGTACCTTGTCAACCGCGCC